AGTGCTTCCGAGGGTAAACTAACTATGAAACTCGGACATGCAACAACAGCTAATATTACAGCAGGTAAATATTACTATGATTTAGAGATATTTAATTCTAGTTCTAATTCTATTACTAGATTGATTCAAGGTGTAGCAAGAGTTACACAAAATGTAACACGATAATGGCAACAACGATAACTATTACTCCTAATAATACTACCCTAAATGCCACTGCACAGACTACAACCTTGACTATATCTTCTGCTATTGGAGGAGACGTATCAGATGCCGCAGGTATTACTTTTACCAATCCAGTTGGGACTTTAGCTAACACTACAGATGTAGAAGGCGCACTCAACTTTTTAGCAAATCAATTTTATGTTGCTACATCAGCTCCTACAACAAATACGCAAGATCTTGCTGAAGGAGATTTATTTTATGATACTGACGACAATCAGTTAAAGGTTTATCGAGATGTTAATGGCTCAGCTACTTTTGTTCCTATAATGATAGGTAACGACTCAGCAGATTCTGACACGATAGACGCAGGAGCTTTTTAATAGCTCAATAGGACAAAAACATGGCACAAACAATTAAAATTAAAAGAAGTAGCAGTTCCGCCGCGCCAACTTCATTAAGTGCTGGTGAATTAGCGTATTCTTCTAATTCGCAGAAGCTATTTATTGGAGCTCCATCTGATGGAACAGTTACAACAATAGGCGGCGACTTATATGTCGCTATGCTTGACCATACTGCTGGTACACTTACCGCAAGTTCTGCAATTCTTGTAGACGCACAAAGTAAAGTTGACCAGTTTAAATCTGGTAATATTGTAGTTACTGGTTCTTCAGATACAATTTCAACTTCATCAGGTAATTTAACTATAGCTCCAACAGGAGACTTAGTAGTTACTCATGGTGGTGCAATAGATGTAGATGCTCAAGCAACTGATTTATTAATTGCTGATAATGAAGCAGCATCTTTTGTTATAAAAGAAGGAACAACACCTTATTTATCATTTATAACAACTAATGGCTCTGAATCCATAAATGTAGGAACAATGTCTCTAAATACTGGCGGTACTTTAGAAGTTACAAGTTCAGCAAATGTGGGAAGTAATTTAGGAGTCACAGGTAACATTACTGTAAATACAAATAAGTTTACAGTATCAGCAGGAGAAGGTAATACAAGTATTAGTGGTACTTTAGGAGTAACTAATGCCGCAACTTTTTCTTCTGGAGTTACAATTACAGGAGCACTTACAGGTAACGGAGCAGTTACTTTAGGAGATGCTTCAACAGACACAATAACTATCAATGGTAATGCAACTTTCGGGAACACCGTAGACTTTAGTAATGGATTAAATGTTGCTTCTACAAATACTATTGATATGGGTGGAAATAGAGTACGAAATATTGGTACTCCTACCCAAGCAACAGACGCAACAACAAAAGCTTATGTAGATAGCGTTAAACAAGCACTAGACATTAAAGACTCAGCAAGAGTAGCAACCACAGCAAACTTAGCAGCTACATATGACAATGGAACAGGTGGTGTAGGAGCTACACTTACAGCAGATGCAAATGGTGCAATTTCAATTGATGGAGTCACTTTAACTTCTGGTAACAGAGTACTTGTTAAAAATCAAACTACTACTACTCAAAATGGTCTTTATAGCGTAACAACAGTCGGAGATGGAAGTACTGCTTTTGTACTAACAAGAACAACTGATGCAGATTCTTCTGCAGAAGTTACAGGTGGTATGTTTACATTCGTTGAAGAAGGTACTACAAATGGCGACAATGGTTTTGTTTTAACTTCAGTAACAGGCTCGGCAACATTAGGTACAGACAACTTAGTATATACACAATTCTCAGGTGCTGGACAGATAACAGCAGGAGATGGTTTATTAGCTACAGGTAACACTTTAGATGTAAGAGTAGATGATACAACAATTGAAATTAATTCTGATATTCTAAGAATAAAAGGTATTGGCTCAGTTTCAGAAGGTGACTTAATCTTTGGAGCAAATGGCGGTAGTTCTTATACTAGACTTGCTATCGGAGCATATGACTCTACTAATTCAGTAGGACAAGTACTGCAAGTTGGAGCAAACGGAACAATAGCATGGAGTAATATATTAGACGGAGGTACGTTCTAATATGGCTCATGTGATTAAACCAAAAAGGTCAGAAACAAGTGGTAATATACCAGAGTCAAGTGACCTACAAACACATGAAATTGCGATGAATATCGCAGACGGTAAGATTTATACAAAAGCGGCTAATGGTTCAATAGTAACAATAGGTTCTTCAGGTGGACAAACCGAAGACGATGTACTAGCGTTAGCCATAGCACTAGGATAGAAATATGGCTTCATCATTTAAGACAGCAACGGCAGCAAATGTAGGCACTTCGCTTACAACGGTTTATACATCACCAGTAGGTAGTACCAGCACTATAATAGGTATGTACTTATGTAATCAAAGTGGTGGCTCAATCGAAGCAAACACTGTTTTCAGTGATAGCAGTTCATCTACATTAGTAAACATAACACATAATACACCAATACCAAGTGGCACGTCAATAGCGGTCATAGGTGGAGACGCAAAAGTAGTATTAGAGGCAGGGGACAGTATACAAGTACAAAGCAACGTAGCAAGTAGTATCGATGTAGTCCTATCATATTTGGAGCAAACATAATATGGCATTAATAGGTAAGGAAAATCATTTAGTCTCCGTATTGGAGGCCAATGCAGTCGGAACTACTGAAATAGTAAGTAATTCTATTACTGCAAGCGAGATAGCAGCAAATGCAGTAGGCTCCAGTGAAATCGCAGCAAACGCTGTCGGAACATCGGAGATTGCTACTAACGCTATAGGCTCAGCACAATTACAAGCATCCGCTATCACAGGTGTAGCAGATAACTCAATAGACGCAGCATCTATAGCTGCAAACTCAGTAGACTCTAGTGAAATAGTAAGTGGGTCAATAGACACCATACATATAGGCACAGGACAAATTACAACAGCTAAAATAGCCGCTAATGCTATTACTTCCGCAGAAATTGGAACAGGAGTAATAGGCTCTTCAGAAATAGCAGGTAATGCGGTTACAACTGCAAAAATTGCTGCAAACAACGTTACTGCTCATCATATTGCTGATGGGAGTATCACTAGCACTCAACTTGGAGCAAACAGTGTTGACAGCGCAGAATTAATTACTGGCTCTATCGATACGATACACATAGGTAACTTACAGGTTACTACTGCAAAAATCGCTGCAGATGCGATAACAGGTGCTAAAATTGCTGATGACTCTATAGATTCAGAACATTTAGTAGATGCTAGTATAGATACAGCACATATTGGAGACTTACAAGTAACTTCAGCTAAAATAGCTGCTAATACTATCGCAACAGGAAATGTAGCAGATAACGCAATAGATGGAACAAAAATAGCTACAGATAGTGTTCAAGCAAGACATATAGGAGCCGCCGCAGTAGGTGCTTCTGAACTTGCATCAAACTCAGTAGATTCAGCAGAATTAGTAACTGGCTCAATAGATACAATACACTTAGCAACAGACTCAGTAACAGCAGGTAAGATAGCTGCAAACTCAGTAGACTCAAGTGAATTAGTAAGTGGTAGTATTGATACTATACACATAGGAGCTTTACAAGTTACAACTGCAAAAATAGCAGACGACGCAGTTACAAGTGCAAAGATAGCTGATAATACTATTGCTACTGGTAATATAGCAGATAACGCAGTAGATGCTTCAAAAGTTGCTACTAATTCGCTATTATCAAGACATATAGCTACAGGTAATATAGATGCAAGTCATATTGCAGCAAACGCTGTGTCAGCTTCAGAATTAAAATCAGATGCACTTGGTGGACAGACATTCACAGGAAATGTCACACTTTCAGGTAATCTAACTGTAAACGGAACAACTACAACAGTTAACTCAACCACTACAACAATTGCCGATCCATTAATGGAACTCGGTACAGGAACAACAGGAACTCCATCAAACGATGCAGGTATCGTAATAGAAAGAGGAGACTCTAACAATGCCTTTATGGGATTTGATGAAAGTGCAGATAAGTTCCTTATGGGTACAGGTACATTTACTGGTGCTTCAACAGGCGACTTAACAGTAACAACAGGAACACTTGTAGCTAATATAGAGGGTAATGTAACTGGCGATTTAACAGGAAACGCTGATACAGCTACTACTCTAGCAACAAATAGAGCTTTCTCTTTAACAGGAGATGTAACAGCTTCAGCAGTTAATTTTAACGGAGGAGCTGCAGTAGCTTTATCAACAACTTTGGCTGCAAACACAGTAGACAGCGCAGAAATAGTAACAGGTTCTATTGATGCAATTCATATTGCAGATAATGCAGTAACAACAAATAAAATAGCAACGGACTCTGTAGGAGCCGCAGCTATTGTTGCAGGAGCAGTTGGTTCAAGTGAATTAGCTTCTAACTCAGTAGATTCAGCAGAATTAATTTCAGGTTCTATAGACACAATACATTTAGGAAACTTACAAGTTACAACAGCTAAATTAGCAGCAGATTCTGTTACAACAGTAAAGATACTTGATGCAAATGTTACCAACGCAAAACTAGGTGCTAACTCTGTAACCTCAGCTAAAATAGCAGCAAACTCAATAGATAGTTCCGAAATTGTTTCAGGAAGTGTAGACAGAATACATTTAGCAGCAGATATAGTAGACGGTACAAAAATAGCAGATGATTCTATAGATTCAGAACATTATGTAGATGGCAGTATTGATACAGCACATTTAGGAAACTTACAAGTTACAACAGCAAAGATTGCCAATGCTAATGTAACAAATGCAAAACTAGGAGCTAACTCTGTAACAGCAGCTAAAATAGCCGCTAACGCTGTTGGGTCAAGTGAGATTGCAAATAATTCTATAACAACTACACAATTATCAAGTGCAGCACTTGATGGTAAATCAATGACAGGAAATATGGGATTTAGCGGTGCTAATATAGGTCTTGGTAATGGTACTAGTGCTATAATTGAGGTAAAAGGTAAGTTAGGTATTCAAGATGCAAATCCAGTTCAAAAACTTCATATAGACGAAGTAGCTGGTATGGATGTAGGTACAGGAACTTCAACAGCAACTACACAATTTACACTAGACAGTTTTGCAGCAGCTACATTTAGAACTGCCAAGTATCTAGTACAGATTACAAATAGTACAGATTCAGATTATCAATCTTTAGAAATAGTACTATTCCATGACGGAACAACAGTTTATTTAACACAGTACGCTTCTATATTTGACAATGGCGCACAAGCAACATTTGATGCAGATATAAGTGGTGGTAACGTAAGATTAAGAGTAACTCCTGCTTCAACAGACAGCATGAGTTATAAGTTCATTAGAACAACAATAGAGGTATAAAATGGGAACAAAATTAAACTTTAACATCGAGGACGCAGGTTTAAGTGTTGATGGTAGTGAAAAGTTTGACAGCGCAGGAGCTGCAGCAGATATTACTATAGCAGCGGATAAAATCACAAGTGGAACTGTTTCATCAGCAAGACTACCATATACAATTACTCAAACAGCTCCCACTAACGTAAGTGGAACATCGAGTGGTCATATATGGTTTGTATATTCGAGTTAATATATGGCGTTATATATCAATGACAACGGTAGTTTACGAACTATCGACTTCCTTGCCGTTAATGACGGTGGCACACTTCGTCGTGTCAATGAAGTATATGTAAATGATAGTGGGTCTTTAGCGGGCCCGTTTGAAATCGTATTTGTCACTGATAGAAATACTAATACTAATACAACGTATATTTCTGGTACTCAAGAAACTTCATTTAATACTACAACAATATTTAATACCACAAGAGATACTATCTCTACATTCAATACTTCTAGAGTATCTACTTTTAATACACAAAGAACTACAGAAACAACTAGAGATACAGTATCTACTTTTACCACAAGTAGAGCAACTGATACTGTATTTAGCACAACTACAACATTCAACACTACCATTACAACTACAACAGGTTTTGGTACTACAACAACATTTAACACCACGTTAAGTACTACTACTATATTCAGTACAACTACGACTTTTGAAACAAGTAGAGTAACTACATTTAATACTTCACTAGCTACTGTTACTGCATATACAACTGTGACAGCCTATACAACATTCTTTGATACAGTAATTGCTACATCAAGAAATACAGGTTTTACAAATAGCACAAATACATCAGTAACAACATCTAGAGGAACAACTACTTCTATAGCAACTCTTACAAACTTTGGAGCAGTTACAACATTTAGTAATGCAACGAATACTTCTATAGCAACTCTTACAAACTTTGCGGCAGTTACAACATTTAGTAATGCAACGAATACTTCTATATCAACTATTACAAACTTTGCAGCAACTACAACATTTACAAATAGTACAAATACAAGTGTAAGTACAACGAGAAATACAAATACATCTATATCAACTATTTCCAACTTTACAGCAGCTACAAGTTTTGTAACAACATTTACAAATAGTACAAATACAAGTGTAAGTACAAGTAGAGCAACTACTACTTCTAGAAAAACAACATTCGCTGTAAATACAGCTTTTATAACGACATTTGGAGCAAGTACAAATACATCAGTAAGCACAAGTAGAAGTACCAATACTTCTGTAAATACAGCATACCCTGCTGTAAATACTAACACAGCAAGAGTTACAACATTCGGAGTAAATACAGGGTTTACAAACTCTACAAATACTTCTGTAAATACAGCATATCCAAATGTAAATACTAACACAGCAAGAGTTACAACATTCGGGGTAAATACAGGGTTTACAAACTCTACAAATACTTCTAGACAAACAGCATTGCCTAATGTTAATACAAATACAGCTGTAACTACTACTACTTCGCAAAATACAAATACAGGTAGAGCAACTACTACTTCTAGACAAACTAACGTAAACGTTACTACAAGCTTTACAAATAACACGAATACGTCAATAAATACAGCATACGGCACATCAAGAGCTACATCGTTTACAAACTCTACAGGATTTACGAATAATACAAATACATCTGTAGGAACAACAACATCAAGATCTACAGCATATGCTACTGGAGGTACTAACCTAACTGTATTCGTAGTTAATACAATTGTATCCTTCTGTGAAGAGCAATTTGAAACATTCTTTGACTTTATGACAGAGAGTAGAAATACAAATACAGCAGCTAATACAACAAGAAATACTCAACTACTTGCCGTTCTTACAACATTCGCTGTAGCAACAAATACTGCAAGAAACACTAATACAGCTAGAAATACAGCATATAATACTACAAGAGGTACAGCCATACCTGTAGCATCAACAAATACATCTAGAGGAACAACAACAAGTTATGGTACAGCGTTACCAAATATTACTACTGCATTTACAAACGTAACTCAATATGGCGTAAGTACAGGATTTACAAATGCAACTACTACTTGTAGAACAACAACATTCGCTGTAAATACAAATACAGCAGTAGCTACAAATACATCAGTAAGTACAGGATTTACTAATGCTACTACTACTTCAATAACAACAACATTCGCTGCAAATACAAATACAGCAGTAGCTACAAATACATCAGTAAGCACAGGATTTACAAATAGTACAAATACAAGTGTAACTACAACATTCGCTGTAAATACAGCTTTTATAACAACATTCGCGGCAAATACAAATACAAGTGTAAGCACAAGTAGAAGTACAAATACTTCTAGACAAACAGCATTGCCTAATGTTAATACTGCATTTATAACAACATTTGCTGCAAATACAAATACAAGCGTAAGTACAACAAGAAATACAACTACTTGTGTGTCAACTATTACAAACTTTGTAGGAGCAACCTCTTTTATAACAACATTTGCTGCAAACACAAATACAGCATTAGGTACTACTACTTCAAGAACTACTATAAGTACATTCGGAGTAAACACAAATACATCATTAGGTACTACCACTTCAAGAAGTACTCAAACAACATTTGGTGTAAATACAAATACATCATTAGGTACTACTACTTCAAGAAGTACTCAAACAACATTTGCAGCTAATACCTCTTTTGTAACAACATTCGCTGTAAATACAGCTACTAGTAGAACAACTACATTTGAAACAGCTTTCCAAACTTCAAGAGCAAGTTCTAGAAATACTGGAACATCTAGAAGTACAACTACTGTATTTGAAACAAATAGAACAACTACATTTAATACAAGTAAGTCAACACTTACAAGTAGAGCAACTGTTACTACATTTAATACACAAAGAACTACAGAAACAAGTAGAGATACAGTATCTACTTTTAATACAACAAGAAGTACAGACACAGTTAGAAGTACAACAACAACATATAATACAACAATTACAACTACAACAGGTTTTGGTACTACAACAACATTTAATACAACTATTACCACAACCTTTAATACCACGGTCACAACAACTACAACATTTAATACAAGTAAGTCAACACTTACAACAATTACAACAGATCATTTAACGACGATTCAAACTTTAACACAAACGTCGATATTTGAAAGATTAACCGCCAGCTCAGCTGGAACCTTATTTGACACTGAAGTTACAAGTGACGCAGATTATGGATTCTCCTTCTGGGATGGCTCAAAATGGAGTGAAACATAATGTCAATACAAGATACAAGAGTTCCTTTAAATGAACGAACTAAGGTCGATACAGATTATTTAAATAAAAAAATGGAAAGCATGATGAGTGCTTTCTTTGAAAGTATCGGTGAATACGAGGAAAGAGTAAAAAACTTAGAAAAAATAATATTTGAGTTAAAACAAAATGGCAGTTAAATCTAAAAACCCAATAGATGCCATGACTATTAACGAAAGTCTTGGAGATATTCCTACTCATGTAATGAAGTCAGGTTCGTGTTTTAGACCTAAAGAGGATTTAAACCGACTAGCAGAGTTTAAGAAGAGAATAATTCCTAGAGATTATAGAGGATTGCCTTTTGAGTATGACCTTTGGTTTAATACTAATGAAAGGTACTCTATTAGAAGCTGGTTATATACAGATTTTTTAGGAAATGGGATTTATATTAGAGTTAATTCCATATTAATAAATAACAATCTACTACATTCAATTGCTCTTAGAGAAAAAGAGATTGATTGGGATAGAATAGAAAAAATAAGAGAAAATCTACATAATAAATATACTTTGCAAACTCCACAAGAGTTTCCTGAAAAAGTTATTTTCCCGCCAGGAAGCAACTTAATGAATAAAAACGTTGTATCTTGGAGAAGAATGAAAGACCATGTAGATAGAGGATTTAAAGTAAAACCACATCCAATAACAGCACATCTTTGGAGAGCAAAATTAAAGATGGAACTAGGAGAAGAAAACGTCCTAGGACACAAGGAAGGTGGTTTTGAAGTATTACTTAACTGCAAAGAAGCTGCAGTATGCCCTAACAGTGAAATGGGTATTATAGCATTATTATTAGATAAACAATTAAGTTTAGTTTCAACGCCATATAGCGCAAGAGAAAAACAACCTCTTACCTATGAAGCGGTATATCATGCAATATCACAACCAGATGTACGAAACTCAAGAGAAGCTTTACTTAAAATATTATCAAGCAAGAGGTCAGGAATGATATTTGACTTCGATGAAGATGCAGAAGAAAGAATGTATCTTTACCAGGAAAACTTTTGGGATTATAAAACAAAATGATAGAAATATTACTTAGATACCACCCTAAATATTCCATGTTTACGTTTGCCTCTTTGTTAGATAAGACAGAGAAGTTTCGTTTGCATGTGTATATGTCCGATAATGAATACGACCAAGATGTTGCAGATTGGCTCATACAGAGTTTTGATAACGTACAAGTATATCAAGCTCCTTACGATACCCATGTAGCTGCAAAACAGATTTTACAGTTTAAAAGACATTGGATGGGTAAAGGTAAAATAAACAAAATTATACAAAGCTATACACGCGCACCTATATTTACAAAAGAACTTATAGGAAATCAACTACCACCTAATTCTTGGTTTAAAAAGTTAGTTGCAACAACTTCTAGAAATACTTTTCATAATCATGGTATTTTTAAAACTTACTATAATATACTAGGTCAGACTGGTGGATATAAAGTGGACACTTCTTTTTTAATATGGAACTGGAATGAGTTAGAAAACATGACAGAATCTGAACTATTTATGAAAGATGGCACTCCTCCTATTCAAAAATATAAGTGGGAACATGATCTTGATGCTTACATAAATCATGCAAGAGATGAACAAATAACAACTTACTTTAAAACTATAGAAACAAGTAAGATGCCTATTTATATGCACGGCAAAGTAGACCCTTTAATAGAATTAGATGCTCTTGGAGCGATGGATTGTATTAATTATAATATTATGTTAAGAAAAGCATACAACTTAGATATACCAAGTTACTTATTAGAAAGAGATTACTATGAGTGTAGAACAGGTTTACAATTAAGTATACCTTGGGATTTATACACTCCACTAATGGAAAAGATTCCAGCTAGATTTAAAGACGGAAGATTAAATGAAAAGATTTTAATTAAGTCGAATAAACAAAAAGCTGCTGCTGGTAAATTAATTACAGCAGGATTTTCATTGGGTAAGGTCTAGTTGCTCGTCTTTTAAGTCAGATAAGATTTTCCAATCTAACTTCCCTTCTTTATACCATTTCCATACCCAACCCTTTTCATGAGGGTTGTGTGGATTTACGCTCGCACTATTAAAAGGGATATGCCAACTAGAGGGCTGATTGCCTCCAGAGAATATTGGTAATTTCTTTGAAAAGAAATCGAATCCAATCAATGTAATATTTTCACATTTGAGTTTTGTGAGAAAATATAAAATACCGAGAAATCCAGCAGAAGGCCTTGCACCTTTTGTGGCTTTATTAGACTCCGCCCCTATCTGAGCAAAAATCTTTAAAAGTTCTTCATCGGAAAACATAATCGTATAATCATCAAACGGCAGGTCTAGTTCTGGCTCTACATTCAAGTGGATTCTACTACGATTAAATAGAATCTCCGCATTTGGAAAATGATGCCAATAATTTTTTCTTAACCAACCTGTGACCCAAAAATCTGTTTTTGACCCTACGGATTTTGAAATATCTTTTCTAGGTACTCCTTGGCCAAAGCGAACAACATGGTCAAAACTATCTATGTACTCTCCATAATTATGTTGTAATATTTCTACAGAGTTTCCTACTAATATTACTGAATCTTTTTGTATATCTCTTGCCATTCTTGGGAGTACTCCTCGTTGTCGTTTATACCATGCCACGGTCCACCATCTGTAAAGTGAACTGCTTTTGGATTTTTAAATTGATAATAATTTATCATTGCGTTATATTCAGCAGGCAAACTTCCAATACCATCTGCCCAAAGCATCTCATGTAAAAAACCCGCTGGGGCTTGGTTTACAGCAGTTTTTGTAAGTTCTTTACAATGACGATTATTAAATAACATCAAAGATGACCAATACTTTCTACGATAGTCTAAGTTTAGTTTACCATTCATTTTTGTATTTGGAGGTAAAAAAGCGGGATGCTGAACACAATATACACCTAGTCTATTATCCATCCATTCTATATCCATAAAATCAAATAATTCAGCAGGGTCACATCTCCACATAAAATCACTATCACAGAATAAAGCATACCCTTGATAATCAGAAAGATAAGGTACTAGAAACCGTGTGAAAGCAAACTCTGTACTTTCATTTTGAAACGGTCTCCAGTATACTCCTTGCTCTTCTAGTTCACTACGTATTAATGGTTTGATAACATGGCTACGATTGTATCTTAAAATACTTTCCTTACATACTTCGTATGCTTCAGGTTGTTTTGAATCGTAGCCAATATAAATTACCATATTAATCCTCTTTTAGTTGAGACCCTAAGTCGTTTATATAGGCTTGTCTAGCCGTTTTTAACGCAGCTAGTTGTTGCTCTGTTTCAGCGATTTTTGTATCGCAATAGTTCATTGCAACTACTATTAACTTTTGGTCTTTAGTAAACTCATCGGTGTCGTAATCAACACCATCTATACTTATCATTTCTTGTATTTGCATTATTTAAATATGTCCTGCCAATTTCCTTGTGTACTAGCCTTAGCATACTCAGTAGCACGGTTTTCAAAAAAGTTGGTATGCTCAACTGCATTTACCTGCATATCAATCCAAGGAAGTGGATTAACTGTACTATGGAATATTGCTTTCATACCAAGACCTAATAATCGTCTATCGGCGATGTATCTTATGTATTCTTTCACTTCTTTTGCTGTTAAATCTTTGATATCTGCTTTATCAAAACAAACATCAATAAACTTATCTTCTAATTCAACAACGCGCTCTGCTGCACAATATATCTCATATTTTAGTTTATCTGTCCATATTTCTGGATTTTCTGCGATAAAGGTTCTAAAGAGTTTTGATAGCCCTTCAACGTGAAGTGACTCGTCTCTTATAGACCATGTTACTATCTGCCCCATACCTTTCATAAGGTTATGTCTAGGATAGTTTAGAAGTATAGCAAAACTACTGAATAGTTGTACTCCTTCTGTGAATCCACTGTAGACTGCCATTGTTTTTGCAATCTCGTGTGGATTATTCATATTGAAGTCAGTTAGGTACTCATGTTTTTCTGACATAGCTTGTATATCAAAAAACTCTTGGTACATATCATCTGACTTACCTAATGTTTCCAATAATAAAGAATATGCTTCTTGGTGTACTGCTTCCATAGCAGCATAACTTACTAGCATCATTCTTATTTCTGGTACTTTGAATGTGGGTAGATAATGCTTAGCATATCCACAACACACATCAACATCAGCTTGAGTAAAAAACTTAAATATATTATCTATAAGTGTTCTTTCTCCATCTGATAGTTTTTGATTATAATCTTTAATATCATCTTGTAATGCTACTTCTTCAGGTAGCCAATGCATTTGTTGTTGTTTTTTGTAAAACTCAAATGCCCAAGGGTAATCAAAAGGTTTATAATAATCTCTTTCTTCTAATAGACTCATTTATCCCTCACAACTTAGACAATCTGATTGCTCAAAGATTATCTCTCTTTTAGCCAAAGAAGTAACATTATCGGCACGACCAATAGCTTCACTTCTTAGGTAATATAATGTTTTTAAATCTTTCGCCCATGCTAACATATGTACATTATGTAAATCACCTTTGTTAACATCGGGTGGAAAGAATAAGTTTACACTCTGTGACTGACAAATAAATTGCTGTCTTACAGAGGCGTGTTCAATTATCCAGGCTTGATTTATTTCAACTGCTGTTTTAAATACATCTTTATCCCATTCTTCTAAGAATGTAAGATGTTGAACACTTCCTTTATTTGCTACTATGCTTCTCCAAACTTCTGTATATTCCTCTTCACTAGTAGTTTTATCTCTAATGATTTGGTCAAGAAACTTATTCTTTACTAGATTAGACCCAGATTTTGTTTTCTGAGTATACGCATTAGCACGATAAGGCTCTATACTTGGAGAAGTATTACCACAAATAATACTTGAACTGGCATTAGGAGCGATTGCAAGTAGATGTGCATTTCTTACTGAGCAAGAATCATCATCTGGACAAGCGCCTCTTTCTACTGCAAGTTCTCTTGTAGTTTTGTCTGCCATAGATTTTATATATGCAAACATTTCTAAATTAGTACCCCCTGCCATAGCACTCTCAAATGGAATACTATTTTTCTGTAGATACGCATGGAATCCCATAGCGCCAAGTCCAATGCTTCTCTCCCTCATAGCACTAAACTTAGCTCTTTCTAATTGATTTGGAGCATTTTCAATAAAGTATGTTAATACATTATCTAACATTCTAATCAAGTCTGGTATAAATGCTGGGTGGGTTTTCCACTCATCATAATATTCCAAGTTAACTGAGGATAGACAACATACTGCTGTTCTTTCCTCATTTGTAGCAAGTGTTATTTCTGAACATAAGTTTGAATGATGAACTCTCAAGCCTTTTTTCTTTTGATACTCAGGTAAAGCATTGTTTACCGCATCTTCAAACATAAGATAAGGCTCTCCAGTTTCCATTCTATTTTGTAATATTTTTACCCATAATGCTCTAGCACTAACTGTCTTTACTACTTTTTTCGTGTGTGGGTCAATTAGTTCCCAACTATCATCAAAGCCTTCCTCTTTAGTTGCTTTATGAATTAGCTCCATAAAGCTATCAGGAATAACGATGCTATGGTGTAAGTTAAGAAACTTTCTATTCGAGTCCCCACCCGTTGTTTTTCTTCCATCTAAAAACTCCTCTATTTCAGGGTGTGACATATGTAAGTACGCAGCATAACTTCCTCGTCTTGTGACTCCCTGTGAGAAAGCCAACATTTCTGCGTCTACTACTTTTATAAAAGGAACAACACCAGTAGACTCAGAGCCTTTTGATGTTCTTGTTCCTACTGAACGAACATCACTCCAAGTACCGCCGATACCACCACCAAAAGATGATAGGTAAGCATTTTCTACATAGTGTTCTGTAATTCCTTCTCTACTATCATCAACATAGTTTAAGAAACAACTAATCGGAAGTCCTCTGCTAGTACCTCCATTTGATAATACTGGGGTTGCAAACATAAACCAAAGATTACTGACATAATCATATAATCTTTGTGCGTGAGCATCATTATCTGCAAAAGCCATAGCAGCTCTAGCAAATGCTTCTTGGGGTGAAGTTTCATCACCAACCATATATCTATCTTTTAGAGTTGCAAGTGCAAAATCATCTAAAAGTTTATCTTTACTAAAGTCTATCTTCACTGACATAATTTTCTACCAATCCTATAATTTCTTTTGCATGACCTAAGACTGCACCGTCTACGTCATAAGTTAAATCCATGAGTTGTATTCCTGTTTCTAGTCCTTCACTTCCGAACTCATTTAAGTTCTGAATGTACTTGTACTTTCCTTCAAGAGGTAAACTCGCCATAATATCAAAGATATCTCCATACTGTTCTATAAGTTGGGATGCTCGCTTTGGGCCAACACCATCAACTCCAGGGACGTTATCTCCTTTATCTCCAGTTAAGCACTTGTAAGTTAAAAAGTACTCAGGATCAAAGTCATAATGCTCGTCCCAGTTTAGGAGTGTTGTTTCTTTTCTAGTTACTGTCGAAAATCGACTTATTTTGGAATCAACTAGTAAATCCCAATCTTTATCTGATGATATCATCCAAATCTCATCTATACCTATGTTTTCTCGGTTTTGGCATATAAGTGCGGCTATATCATCAGCCTCAACTCCTGCATACTTTAGAGTGAGATATCCTTTGCTTTTGAGATTAGTCATTGTATCACTAAACTCTGCAAGGAACATTTCAAACTCTTTTGCTTCTTCAGGTGTTTGTTCTGCATATCGTTCTTTACGATTTGCTTTATACTCTGGGTAGATTTCTTTACGATAGTTACTACCACCATCGCCAAGTATTACTATTTCCCCACAGTTATAGGACTTTGCCAAAGATTCAACTGTTCTCACATAATCATGTTCGAAGTCGTTGCGTCCTTGATGTTTCCATCGAAAAGCTAGATTGAGTCCATCAACAATCAATAAGTTCCCATTGGGAATCGGCTTTCCATGGCTCGTAAATTGTATCGCCATTTGTAAATTGTACCTCTTGTGTTTCTAAAAATTGTTCGGCAAAGGTGACATAACACCCTAACCAGTTTATGTACATATGTTTTTTGTAACATGGCTTTCTTGTCGTTGCCACATACCACTGCGAGTGGTTTTCTTTGAAGATTAGCAATGGCTCTTGTTTCATTTCTTCAGACTGTCTACAAAGTTTTGACCACCACTTAACAAATACATTACTCTTTTGAGTAAATATTTTGTGATTAAATCCCATATCTTTGTAGTGCTTTACTTCTATGCAGAATAAGTTATGTTTATGTTCTACATACAAGTCGCCTTTGATTTTACCAGAGCCACTGCCTGGAGTCTGTATAAAGTCATTACCTGTAATTCTTTTCATCATAGCCGCAGCTTTAATTTCTGCGTCATGTCCTTTACGTCTTGAATTAACCAATCAACTTCTCCAGTTCCGTATAACCTCCAATTTTCTCGCCATCCACAATAATCTGTGGAAATGTACGAGCTGTTGGGAATAGTTCTCTAACATCTCCTGCTTGAAACTCTTCTCCCATCATTTTGTAATCTACCTCGTGTCCTTCTCTTTCTGCAAGATTTTTTGCTTTTACACAATAAGGACAGTTTGGTATACTATAGATTTCTATTTTCATTAGTCTAACCTCGAAATATTATCTTCTTTAACTATTTCTATTTTTTCTAAGAGTGGGTGAGTCCAACCGTGAGATACTAAATATGTATTTAGATTTTTCTCTTTGAGTAAAACATCCACTACTTTTTCTTTACCTTGCTCATCTAAGGCTTGATTAACCTCGTCTAAGAAAAGTACATTAATTTGACTTCTACTAATAGATGTCATAAGTTTTCGTATTGCAACTAATGTCGCAATATTCACTCTTGCTAGTTCTCCACTAGAAAGAGCTAGTATGTCGATAATATTTCCATTATCTGATACTTCTACATTAAGTTTGTCGTTTTCTACAACAAAATTAATACTAAATCTTCCATCACTAAACTCTGCAAGATACTCATTTGTAAGTATCTCTAATTCTTTTACAAGAGATTCGATTTTGTACGCGAGTAGACCGTTTGTGCTAAATGCTTTTTTAAGTGTCTCAAGAATCGCCAGTTTGTTTTCTGCACTCGATAGTTCATCTTGGAGCTTATCAAGTTCTGATTGAAACTCTCCAGTCTGTTCGAGTATAATCTCAAGTCTTGTATTGTGTCTTTCTCTTTTCTCATTCTCATTAATTACTTCTTGAAGAGCCGATTTAGCACTGGTAATTTCACTACGAAGTGCTTCAATTTTTTCTTCCAAGTCATCTTTATTGAGGATCGATGTAGTGAGTTCATGGTCGATACTCCTGTAGAGGTCTTCCCAATCTTCGATTTCTTGTTTTGCTGTCCTATGTATCGCATTTGCTTTTTCTATCTCCTGTAGCTTTTCCCTTTCTTTAGTGGCAAAATCTTCGCACACTTTCATTCTTTCTGTATGTTCGTCTATCTGAGACTGTACAAATATTTGATTAATATCTCCTTCACAAGTAGGACAAGTAGCGTCTGGCATACCCGCTAGGGCTTCGTATTTCTTTAACATTTTCTGCTCATGCATACGCTCACTATTCCAAGTTCCAACAGCTGTTAGATACTTAGAAGTATCGTTAATTTCTGGGTTTTCCGCCAACCTTCTTTTCCATTCATGCAAATCGATATTATTTAACTGTTTCTTCAGTTGATTATTAGTTAATATCTTTTTATTCTTTTCAGAGATATTTTCGAGTTCTATTAATAAAGAACGCAAAGCTTTCTCATCATCTTCCGAGTAAAATGGTAAATCCAATTTTGGAAGTATGGAACTATTTTCGAGAATATTGTCTGATAACCATTTTGATATTGTTGCAATTTTCGCATTGATAGTTGTAATATCACTAGAAGAAACCCTTACAGCTTCTTTGAATATTTCAAATAAAGAAACATAGTTATCAAGTTTTAATAAATCAATTAAAAACTTTTTACGATTTGTGTCTGTCGCTGTTAAGAACTGTAAAGACGCATTTGTATTTTGATATACTAGCTGTGAAAAAGTCTTGAAGTCAATGCCTAAAGTCTCACCCAAAGTTTTGTAAGTGTTAGAAGCCGTGTGAGAACTTATGTCCTCACCATTTTTCGTTAACTTACATTTGAGTGTACTACGCCGTATAACAGTAATGTTATATACATCAGCGTCAACAGAAAAGTCAAGACTAATATCATATCCCTTGTTAACATATCTATTTGCAATATCCGCTTTCTTTACATTTTTACTGTTCTTATTGAACAATACTTCTTCCAATATTAAAGGTATGGAAGATTTACCTACACCGTTTGTACCGACTAATTGTGTTAGAGTTGCACTATCTAAGTCTAACTCGTTGCCTTCCCCATAAGAAAAGCAATTATCCCATTTCAATTTCTGAAGAATAATCATTAAAAACTCCCATAATATTTCTTATTTTTGTTTCATCTAGCGCCATTATCTCTTTTAAGTATAGTGCTAGTTCGTCTGACATTGTCATATCTGCTTGTAAGTCAAGAGTTGCTTCCATCTCTCTTTTTACAACTTTCTTGTCAAGTAAATCAGAGTTTTTAACTTTTGCCAAGTCTTGTACATCTCCTGTTAGTTCATAGATAGTGTGATGGAAGTCTGTCTGTTCCATTTCATTTGGGTCTTCCACAGTCTTACGAATAAGTTGTGGTAAGTCAAACTGATGCCATGTCCAATCAAAGTTATAATCAATAATTAGATACCCCGTTTGGACTTCGTTTCTATGAAAAGATGTTGTCATTGGGCTTCCTGGGTACACAATATTTCTTTGAGTATTCTCGTGAGCATGTAAGTCTCCAGCAAACACATTTTTGAACTTGTCAAATCTTTCTAAATCTACTTCTGGCACTACATGAGGCGGTATTTCACCACGAACATGAGTAAATAGATAATCTGCGTCTATCATTTCTATACTTTTCTTTTTATGCAAATCTGCATATGGTAGAATACACCAATTATCCTCATAGTAAGTTTCTGTTACTACTTGTACTAGAGGGTTAATATCTTTTGTGGCACGAATCAAATTACTAAAGAACGTATGATTCTTTTTAGTTGCTTCGTGATTTCCGTCATAGATAATTGTTCTTACTTTCTGTCTTGATACGAAATCAAAATATAAAGTAAGTTCATCCATGGAAGGGACTCTATCAAACAAGTCCCCACCAATGATGTGAAGGTCAACTTCGTGCTTATCTATAGCTTCTTGTACTTGTTCATAGAACATTTGATATCTAGCACACGCCCATGCGGTCGGTACATTCTTTTGTCCTAGTTTAATATGCCAATCTGCTGTAAATAAAATCATGCTACGAAATCTTCTCCTGGTTGCCATTCACAACCTGTTAAACCACCAGCTTTGATAGCTTGTAAAGTTCTAAGAACTTCATTGGCATTTCTGCCTGTGTCTAGTGCATTTACTGATACATGCTGTACTACATCATTTCTATCAATAATGTAAGTTGCTCTGTAACATACACCTGCTTCTTCATCGACTATTCCTAGGTCTTCTGCAAGTCTTAGTCCACAGTCGGCAGCTAGTGAGTGTTTAATATCTCTAATGAGTTCATTATCTTTTTTCCAAGCTAACTTACAGAACTCATTATCTCCACTAATACCGATTACATTAGCTTCACTTACTAACATATCCATTCCCGCAATTTCTGTTGGGCATATGAAAGTAAAGTCTTTAGGATAGAAGTAGATTACTGTATAATCATGCTTTAGTGGGTCATAGTGTTCTGTTACAGAAACCTCTACAAACTCATTATTAGCATTAACACCCTGCAAAGTAAATGCAGGAAACTTCTCACCTACCCCAATCATGATACGTCAAACTCCTCTGAGACTTCCTCAGGTGTTTCACCACCAGAATCGTTTAGTCTTCTTAATAGTTCTAACTGCGCATCAGCAGTTGGTCTTGGAAGAACATCATCCATTGACTTTATAGTAGTCACTAAATCTTTCTCCCAGTCCTCAAGTTCTCTTGGTTTACACTTAAGAACTTGTAATTGATACTCGACATTAAACACTTGTGGGCCAGTCTTCTTTCTTTTGAAATGAATGTCGTAGCCTGTAACTGGATCGGTTGGGTCTCCCAACTCTTCCATAGCTACTAGTACTTGGTCGAATAGTTTTCTTTTGAGATTAAGAACTTTAACAGTTTTATCAGCGTAATCTATACACTGAACGGCATAAGACCATCCACATTTAAGGTCTGGATAATAGTCGCGAACATGGTCATGTTCTTTGTTGTTAAAGGTTTCAGAATCTCTATCAAATGATAAACACTCCATAGGAATGTTTTTGCCATTTTCTCCTTTAATCCAATAGACGTATCTAGGTAATAAGTCACCAACAAGTCTTACATGATGGTCTTCTTTACCTGCATAGTTATAGGTTTCGATTTTTTCTTTTTGGGCTGAGCCCTTGGTTTGGTTGAATCCAATTGCCATTTTATTTCTCCATTGTCTCCTCAAACATAAAGTGTACCCTTCCATCTTTTAGTTCAAGCAGTCTGTTATTATTTATAATTCCTTCCGATATCGGTGACATCAAAAAGTCTAGTGTGGTGTCTTTTGTATTGACATATTCGTGATAGTTGCGGAATGATGCGACACCTGCATACTCCACAACCTCTCTATCACTAAATGCCCGTCCGCGTTCTAACAAATCTTGTGGGTTTAAGATATAACTAGAACCGCCGAACTTATACTTGTAAAACTTAAAAGTTTTATCGTAGTAATTTTTTGGTTGAATCTTGTAAGTAATGATACGAAGAATCTGAATGATGTGACCAACATTCCCTTTGCTTATTCTCATTATCTTATTCCAGTCAAATAGTAACATATATTATAACACTTTCCTGAGTTCTTGTCAAGAACTATTTTTGACCTGCTCTTGATTTTTCCCATCAGCAAGTTTTTTAGCGTATTCAGGGTCTATAGTTGCATGAACATCTGCTGCAGCCATCTGCACTAAGTTGCCTTGGAATGTGTAAGTTCCAGTATGTAATAGTTCAACCATGGGTAGTGACCAAACATCTATCCCTATTTTCCTTACATTTTCACAGAACATATAATCTTCACTCAGATATCTATTCTGTTCGTTGATTATACAGTCAAAGTATGCCATGATTTGCTCTCCTGGCTTAAAGTCTCCTTCCCTAAGGTGGTCTGGAGTGTACTTGTACTGAGGATATGCTTCTTCATATTCTTCAAAAACACTTCTTTCTATAATCATAAATCCAGTTCCAGCTTCTCTAACCTTTACAGGTTCAAATACTGGTGCTTGTCCAGTTGGATAAGCTTCATGGTCTGGATTAAATACCATATCTCCAGCAATCAAAGATAATCTTGATGGGTCATCGTCATACAGTCCGCTTTTCGCAGCCATCATAACTTTTTCCCAAGCAATAGTTTTCTTTGGGTACAAACCTGTAAATATTCTTAAAGGTTCGTCTGTATCTTGTGCTTCAGCAATTAAATGTAACATATACATTACATCCATTGCTTTCCAAGATATATCACTATCAATAAAAAATAAATGTGTTGCGTCTGACTTTAAAAAGTTTGCCACACAATAATTTCTAGCTCTAGTAACTAAGGATTCATTAAATAAATAATAAATCTGTGATTGTACACCATGATTCATAAATACTGCTGTCATATCCATCAAACATTTAGTATACAGTCCTGTACACATACCTCCATACATTGGAGTAGCAATATAAGGTTTCATTTCCCTAATCTTTTCTATATTCAGTTCTATTTTTCTTCCACCTTCTTCGGTCATAATATGTTTACCTCATAATCTTGTTTTATGTAGTAGCCCATTCTAGCGTTAGCTTGACGAGCTGCTGTCTTTCCTTTGAGATGAATATCGATAACAACAGGTTGTTGTTTACCTTTTTTATCTCGTATTACTCTACCAATAAGCTGCGTGAGTAAAGGCTCATTATTTATTGGTGTACCTAATACTAAACAACTCAATTCATTTAATGATATGCCTTCCGAAAAAATTGACTGTGTACCAAACAGAATATTCTTATCTTTCTTAATCATATTCATAGTATCTTCTCTTTCTTCAAAACCCATATCTCCTGTTATATGTACTGCTTTATCTCCACAAAGTATAGCACACGCTTTTAAAAAAGCGACTCTATCTGATACTACTAATACCTTGTGTCCTTCTGCAGCATATTTTGCAGCAATCATACTCACACTATGGACATATTCTTCATTTGTTGCCAAATGATTTATGCGTTCTGCCCAAGGAGTATAAGCGCCATCTAAAAATCTTATATCAGACTGAACAATATCAATCCTAGGTATAAGATAGTTTTCTTTTGGTGGTTTGAATACATTGTTTCCAAAGTAATCTCTAAACACCACATGACGTCCATCTTTTCGTTCCAATGTTCCTGTCAAACCAACCTTATAACGAGCAGGCATTTCGTCTACTATTCGTGTAAAAGTTGGACTACTAACGTGATGCATTTCATCTAAAATCACAGTTCCAAAAACTTGTTTTATGTCGTCCATTTTTCTGTATAAACTCTGAATATTCCCGACCACGATAGGAGCATCAATTTTGAAGTCTCCACTACCTATCCTGCCTGGTTTAATTCCAAAGCATTTTTGTACTTCTTTTTCCCACTGATTTCTTAAGTTAGTTGTGTGGGTAACAACTAATGTTTTCTGACCAAGCTTCGCTGCGATAGCTAAACCTGTAAATGTCTTTCCCCAACTTACCCATGCGTTAATTATAGCATTGTCATTTACCTCGTCATGTACTCGTTTCTGGCTTGGTCGTAATTCAAACTTAAACTTTTCATGTTCGACTGGCGATGTTACACGCTTATCGATTATCTCGTAATCGGATGGGATTAAATCCTCTCTTCCGATAGGTATAGAAACCAACCCCTCGCGAATAAATCGTATTGTTTTGAATACGATAGGTGGGTCTGACGGCATGCGAGGGGCTAGTGTATAAGTCAACTCCTTTTCGATTTTATTATGCGTTTCTGTATTTACTTCTAAATATATTCTGTTACTTAGAACTGCTTTCATTTACCCTATTCCTTAAACCTCTACTAGAAAAAGAGTGTTTTCTATTTGTGTAATGTACAGGTATATCTAGTTCTTGTCCTGTAAAATATTTTTCTCTATAATCGTCACCTACAAATCTAACATCTATTTTAGTTGATAGTAACAGGTCGATTAAACTTTGTTCTGTGTCATACGGTATTATTTCATCTATATACTTTACCGCATTTAATTGTGTAAATCTTTCATAGACTGATTGTACAGGTTGATTTTTCTCTTGTCTATCAATGCTTGGGTCAGTCTGCAACCCAACTATTAAGTAATCACAATTAGCTTTCGCTTCTTTTAGCATTACAATATGTCCTGCGTGTAGCAAATCAAATGCTCCACAAGTAAATCCTATCATTCTTTTTCTATTTCCTGCATATGTAATATATCTTGTTCTACCCAAGGATTACTATATTTAGGTACATTATTATTCCAAGGACTAGACCATCCAATTTTTGAGTTTCTATTTCTTACATGAGCGGGCAATCTATGTCCACAAACTTCTCTTAGAAGATATTTTTGAATCATCCAACGTTTTCCAAACTTTTCATTGTGTGCTAGTTTCCATTTACCAGCGATAGCAAATACATATTTTACAAAGTTTTGTCCAAGAAATACAGGTCTTGACTCTAAGCCAAACATTCCACAAGTTTGGTCTGTTGCTAATATATTTTGTTCGGAAGTACAAAACATATCTATAAATAAAGAATTGTTTATAAAGTCATCTCCATAACATTTTGGTATGTCTGGATTAATTTTTATAGACCAATCTGTATACTTCTTGTCTAATCTTTTATCATGATGTGTATAACCACCAAACATCTCATCTGCACTATCTCCTGTAAGTATAACCTTACATCCTTTAGCTTTAGCAGCCTGACATAAGGCATATCGAGGAGCTCTTCTGTTATGGTCTGACCATGCAAAATGAGTATTATTCATCCACATTCTACCGTAGTGTTCTACATAATTATAAGGCAGAGTTACTACATTAATAGGTATATTCCATTCTTTGCAAGTTTGTATTGCCATTTTAGATTCGTCTCTCATACCTTGAAAGTCAAACTCAGTTTTTTCTTGACCATATGCACAAGTAAATACTTCTAAGTCTATATCCATATCTTTAACTACAGATAAAACCATTGTACTATCTAATCCACCACTTAAAAATAATCCTGTTTTTTGTTTACTTTGTGCAAGTTTTCTAATATTATTTACTAATCTTTCTTCAAAATCTTTAGGAACTTGCGGATAGAATGTTTGCATCAAATGAATATCCCATAAGTTTTTTGACTTCATTAGTTTTTTTGTAGCAAAATTATACTTAAATATTTCTCCAGGCATTACCTTTATAATATCTTTATATGGTGACTCTCTTTTAAACCATTGTTTTTGCCTCTTGTACTGTTGAGTATGAGAGTGATTATATTTCTTTTTAGTAAAACTTTTCAAACTTGTAGAAATAGTAATATCTTCGCCCTTTTTATATATCCATAAAGGTTTAGCACCAAAATGGTCTCTTACTGCGGTAAGCTCTCTTGTTTCCGTATTATAATGTACGAATGAGCCATGCCAATCAGTAGAAGATAAAAATCTCAGTCCATATGTTTCAAATCCATTTGCTAAAAATAGCGTATCATTATCAACATTAGAATCATATGCTTCACCATTAAATACAAACATATTATTATTTTTTGTTTGTACTGGTTGCCAGCCTTGTACTCCTCTTATATCAAGCAAGGCGTGACCCATAGCAATATCCTTATTTCTAGCATATCTACACCCGTCAGGGCCTCGGAAAGCCTGTCTTTCTGTCATATTCTGTATATTATCTATATCAGTTGTTACTACAAATCCACACATTATTCTACTACTTTATATCCCATAATTGAATCTACTTCTAAATCTTCCCATTTTTGAAACTCCACATCATAGCATATAAGTTTATCCCCATTCTGTTTCCTTATATGAATGGGTATATCACAGTGCAAGTCAGAAAGAGTATATTCTCTATCATATACATTATTAGATTTCAGACTTTGAAATGTAATTAATACTATGTGCTTTTCTAGTTTTTGTTTTAGTTTCTCGATATCCATTTTTTATACCTTCTTTTGTCATACTTGTTGTGTGTTCTATTACATATAGAACAGACAGTATATTTATATCTATTCCCTTTTATGAGCTCTTGTCTCATTTCATTTAGTACTGGATGATTATTCCAGACTTCAAAGAAGTTATCTTCTTTAATATTTCCAAAAATATTTGTATCTGTCCAATCATTACTGCACAGACTTATATCTCCTGTCCAATGTATCCACGCTTTAGTCATGGGTAAAATACACGGCTCTTTTAAAGTTTTATCACTTGCTATAACATTATTATATATGTCATTTCTATTCTGAACTTGCAAAGGAGTTACTTCCCATTCTTCGGGTTCAACAGTTTGATCCCAATACCTATGTTCTTTTGCTGGAAGTATTGCTTTTCTTCTTTCCATTTCTTCTTCACTTTCATAAGTATTTATTACTGCTTTATCAAATAATGCAAACCAGTGCTTTCTTTTATCAAACTTATACCCATTAGTTAATATTCTAGTTTTATATAATCTCCAAGGAGTATGCAGTCTGTTTACCATATCTTCTGCACGAGGGTGTAAACTATTTTCTCCTCTACCACTCCAACATATCCAACCATTATATTTAATTTTATCTAAATAAGTAATAAAGTTATCAAATACTTCATAAGGCATATGTTCATTAATATTTGGATATCCTTTAGACCTTGGGCAATAATTACAAGTCTTATTGCAGAGTCCTGTTACATCTATATTAATTAACCAGAGAGCTTGCGCCATGCTTTTAGATTTTCCTCCATGTGTCTTTCTTTTTATCCTCGCAATATTCCCATATTTTCCATGGAATACCTTGTTTATATAATACTCCTGCCCAACTAGACCCCGCTATTGGTGGTCTACTCTCAATAAATGGAAAAGGACAATCCTTTAACCAAATTACTGATGCAATATCTTTCTTCTCAACTTTTCTTATTTTAAGATATTTTAATTGAGCTGTTGTTGTTTTTTCATCATACCAATAAACTCCATTGGTATCTATAAAATGCTTTCCCCTATGCTTCATCATTCCTACTTCGTCATCTATTTGATAACGCAAAGGATATATACTTTTCATTGGTGTTTGCAGCCTTCTTATTCCTATACTACTACCATCCATATTTTTATCATCTACTACTTGGTCACCAATAATAACCAGTCCATCTATTTCTTCTGGCTCTTCATTTATGACGTAAATAGGGAATCTAATTTTTTGCATATTTCCTCATAAGTTTCATCAAAAATACTTATCTTTAATATTTTTCTCGGTTTATCATACACTACAGCTCTATGTCTTTTAGTAGTATCAATAACTGCCATTCTATACTGAAACTTTTGGGCTTTTTCTCCTATTTCAATATGCCCTGCACTTTCTAAATCATCATTTAGTAAGTAATTTATAGCACATTTAGTGTCCCAGTCAGTATGCCAAGGTATAGTTTCAGTTAACTTTATTATTTTCATATTCCATCTACCGTTAAACTGAACTGGAGGTATTCTAGTAAAAGTATACCCCTCTATAGTTTCTTTACCGTGATGTTTATATTGCTTCCATTTATAATTATAACTTGTTATACTCATCCCATCTCTCTAATACTTTATCAAAAGGTTCATCAAAACTTAATACTAAATCTCGTCTCTGTGTTCTTGTTATAGTTTTTAAACTATTCATATCTACTAATAGTGGTTTAGCAGTCTTTACCTCTAGTGCAATACTTCCTTCATTGTTTGAGCCTACTATTTTATGTCTAGATTCTTTATTTATATTCGTAATATTCCAAATGATTCCAGTCTGACCCAATACAGGATATTTAGCATAAAAGTCTTCCGCCATAACTTTTACAAAGAAAAGTCTACAATGCATCTTTTTAGAAAAAGGAACTTTATATTGTGCTATTGCGTCTAAATACTTTTGGGTAACGTCTGTATGCCATATATTACTATCAGCCTTTGCGTAATTATTTAGGTCTACTTCCCATTGAAAGTTTTTGCCTTCTCTAATTTCTTTTACCCAATACTCTTTATCAATCGGATAACTTATTGTTTTCCATAGTTTGTCTAATTTCATATTCTCTTCACTTGTCTTTCCAAGACCAACCCTCTTCAATAGATGATTGTACTCCTTGAATAAAATCTCTATCTTCTTCTGATAATATTGACCAAAACTTACTAACATCTAGTGTTTGATCGTATACTTCGTCAGGATTATTCAAATGAAAATCCTCGTTCATAAGCATCTCTATTTTGTCTAGTCTAATCTGTATTTTTTCTTTAAGATTCTTCATAAACAAACACCCAATTTTTTCTACCCGCTGGGTCAATATTAGTTCCTATTTCTCTACATCCAAAGTCGAGAAAGACTTGTCTGCCCTTCTCATATGTAATCTCTAGCATCATGTTAGGACTACCTAAATTATTTTTGCAAAACTCACGCCCTGTTGTTAAGTCATAAGTTGATGCACCCCCTTTGTAAGCATCTTCCCATGCTTGTCTACGAAATGCGGGATAACGATACTCTGTACCATCATCTCCTGTAAATACTTTATTTGTGCACAAAGCATTAACGCCTATCATTAGTTGTGGCTCTATACCTAGAACTGTATCATATGACATCATATAATATTGATTTTTATCATAATGTGCTTCTAAGTCTTGATAACAGACCTGATTTCTTACTATAAATCCTTGTATTCTCAACTGTATGACTCTATAAAGTTCATCAGTTGTTAATTCTTCATAAGGTTTAACTATCGTAACTATTGACATAATTAACACTCTCCTGTACTCTTAGTTTAGCTTGTTTAGCTGTTTGTTCTGAAAACCATCTTTCGGCACACTTTTTACATCTACCACACATTTTTAAATCATCTGTAGGATTATTACAAGTAAATATTAAATCATATAACTCTTTGTTACTTCTTACAAGTAATGATATTATTTCTGCTTTTGTCATCCACTCAAAAGGAAATATATTGACAGGTAGATTCATAACTGAGTTTAAAGATACTTGTGTAACTTCTAAAACATCTTCGGCATCTACTGCTAGTATTCTGTTAGGATATCTTAATTGTACTCTTTGTCTAAAACTATCTTCTGCACTAGAACCCCATACTATATTTTTTACTCTCATCTTGTTTCCTTTTATGAGTTGTAATATAGCTGATTGATACTGATATACAGCAAAGAGTCCTGGATTATCTTTAGGAATATCACATACAGTTGTAACTAAAGGAACTCCTAATAACTCACATTGTTTTTCAGCAGCTTGTTTAGATGCTTCAAATATTTTCTTAGGGTCTGACTTATCTGCTAAGTGTAGACCTACAACTTTCATACCTTTATTTACTGCATACAATAAAGCAGCAGTAGATTCAGTGCCACCACTTACGCATACTACAGTATCTTTATTTTTCATAATATTCAAAATCTTTTCTCCACCACTCTTTTACAAAGTTTTCTGCTTTCTCTGACCATATACACTCTTGTGTAGGAGATACATTATCTACTCTTTCAGGAAGATTCAACCACTTCCATATAGTTCCTTCTTCTAGTTTAAATACTTTTACTTCTTCTCTTATCCAAGTCCATTGAGGTAAAAACAAAATCTCTATTTCACTATTATGGGCATGAGTTCTATCTAGGTATATATCTATATTATCAAACAGTCTCCAAAACTGACCTTTTGGTAAGTATTGAGAAGCTCTTTCTGTCCACTCTGAGAACTCCGTATTTACTAGCTCCAGCTTACACAAGTGCTTATAAACACTTTCCCATCTTGCCATAGGGTATCTAATTTGAGTTATATATTGATAGTCAGGATAGAAAGGTTTATATCTATCATAAGTAGCGTGCATATTATTTACTTCTACCCACTCTGCTTCATTTGTCTTCCATTTTGAAACTGATTTTAAACCAGGAGTCCATGTTTTCATTGCTATTTTCTTATCTTTAGGTAAGCGGTATCGCTTATAAGCTCTAGTTACAGAGCTACCACCACACTTTGGTATATGTATAAATATTATTTTATCGTTTTCAAATATCATATCCAAACTGCTTAAAATCTCTTTCGTAGTATCTAGTAAACATACTCTGTGCTTCATCAGACCAGGTTACTTCTTTTCTATTACGTCCTACATTTCTTTTTCTTTCTTTTATACCTAGTCGTTTCCATATAGTTTCTTCTTCTAATTTATGAACTTCAACTTCTCTATCAATCCAATACCACATAGGTTTACCCATTATCATATATAAGGACTTTAATTCATCCTTACCCTTTCTATCAAAGTATTTATTCATATTTACAGCACCTTGACACTGTACTATTATTGTTTTTATAGTCCAATTATTAAAATCATATTCAAACTCTTTGTGTCTTTTTAAGTGCCAATACATACTTTCCCATCTATCATAAGGATTTCTTACTTGAGTTATAAACTTGTTATACCCTCTATATTTGTACCAATCTGCACACTGACCAAACTGATTATGAAAACAGTTTTGTGTTATACTTCTACCCCCAGTCTTTGGAATATGTATAAATACAAAATCTCCAACTATTTTACCTGCTAACGCTTCTTTACGTCGCTCTACCCTAGACAAGTCCATATAACTTTTCAAACTTACCAAGAGAGTAGTCGTCTGCAACATCAAAGTCACAACCAACTGGAGCGCCAGGTATTGACAGTCCTCTATCCTTTTGGATAAACTCTTTCAGTTTCTTACTATATAGTTCTACTTCATCTTCGGGCACTTCTGCTAAAATGGAGTCATGCACTAGAGCAAAGATCTTTGCTTTCATACCAGTCTTGCGAATATACTTCTGAGTATCGATTGCACCAAGCAGATTGATGTCGGATGATACAGACTGTACTAGTGCATTTACTCCTGACCTTACTTCGTGAGCAGCGATTCCCTTGTCTTGTGAAAAGACATTTGGTAATCTTCTCTTTCTTCCGAAATGAGAATAAATAAAACCATTAGCTTGAATAAACTTCTGCATATTATTTAACCACTCTCGCAGTTTGGGAAACGCTTCAAAGTAGTCTTTGATAACCAATTGAGCGTCTTGCATAGTAAACTCACTACCACTATCTTTAGTAACTTGTTCACTAATCTTTTTCGGGCCTGCTCCATACATAATACCAAATGTAACAGCTTTAGCTTGTTGTCGTTTGTCTCCGTAGAGTTCTGCGACTTCTTCAACTTCACATGGAAGTTTGAATACTTGCTTAGCAATTGTACTATGGAAGTTTCCTCCAGACTTAAACACATTCATCAGACCTTTATCATTTGCTAACACAGCTGCACAATATACTTCTGCAGTAGTTAAGTCCATGGCAACTATTTTATGACCCGCCTTTGCCTTGATACAACCCTTAACTGTGGGATTGTCTCGCGGAAGCTGTTGCATATTTAGTTTACCACTACTAGATAGTCGGCCTGATGTAGTACCGTGAAGGTTGAAACCAGTGCGCAGTCTGCCATCTCTATCGAGATTCGGTATAATTTTATCAAGATATGTATTCTTAATTTTAACCTTTTGTCTGATTTCTAAAATGTGTTTAGGTACTTCGTGTTCTTCGGCAAGTTGCCCAAGAACTTCTGCGTCTGTGCTATGAGCACCAGTACCCGTTTTCTTACCCGTTGGGGCTAAGCCTATGTAATCAAATAGTAACTCACGAAGTTGTACTGTACTATTTGGATTAAACATACCTCCTTTGGCTTTTTGATATGCTCTAACCTCAGGGAACGATTCAAGAGCAGCTACAGCTGCATCAATATCTTCCTGCATCCTTTTCTGTCCAAACTCTAGTCGAGCAAGGTCAAAAGGAACACCGTTAGATTCTACATCTTTAAGGAATCTTACTCCTTCAATAAGAAGATTTTTATATACCCAGTATAATTTATCATTTTTCAATATTGCTGCTTCAAACTTTTCAAATAACAAGAAGGTAACTACGGCATCCATTGCAGCATAGTATTTCATTGTTTCAAATGGAATCATAGAATAACTAAAGTCTGCTTTTAATATTCCTGTTTTCTTCTTGTACTCTTGTATATAGTTATCAAGTTCTGCCTCATAGTCTCCGTATGGAGTATGATTCATGGCTAGTTGTTTTAGTCCATGTGTTCCTGGGTTTTCGTCAAACATATAGTGCATTAGCATTGTGTCTTCAAAGTTTGGGAACTTAAAGTTGAAATGATACTCAAACCATTGTAAATCAAACTTACTGTTATGAAATACAACTCGTTTCTTATCAAATAATTCTTGCATCATTTGTTCTGCTTTATCATCTATACATTCTGTGTCTACATAGACACCATGTTCTTTTTTGTATGACATAGAGAAACCAAGCATATAACCATCACGGCAATATAATGCTGATGTCTCAGAGTCAAGTGCTATATAATTGTTTGGGTGGTCTAACGCTTCTTGCAAATACTTATGCAGTTCTTCACTCTCTTGTATACCATATACTTGGTTTTCGCCTAGCGTCATTTGTTTTAAATCTCCGCTTATGTACCCCGATATACTCTCAATTGCTTCCTCGAACGACTTCTTTGCTTCTGGTCTGAACTTTATCATAGCAGGGTTAATTAAACCTAAAAACTTATCATCAACAATTTTTCCATTGTACTCTGTTATTGATGTCTTTCTTGTAAAGTTTTTGAAAGGCTCTGAACCTACTAGAATGAGCCAATCGTACGAGTCGATATCGATTTCAATATCAACATCTCTTTTTAATATTTTCTGTTTTGAACTATCTGAACACAGGGCATACCTGTCATAGTCAAAATCAAAGTACTTATCATAATTAGTACTTGTCATTGTTTTTTCTATTATTGCTACGTTAGCCATATAATTTTTCCTTTAATCTTTCTATTTCTGCTTTTGTTAAATTGCCAGGGTCTATATTATCTCTTAGTTTTACTACTCTAGCACTCATTTCTAATTGTTCTGCTAAACTTTTTGCTTGTTCAGCAGCTTGTCTACCCGCCTCATCCCCGTCAAACATAATATCTAAACCTTGAACGCCTTGTAGCTTTAGTAGACTTAGTTTGACCCAATTCACTTGTTGTGTACCAAATGTGCACACTGTATTTTTGAGACCTTTGTCCCAAAGGTTAAGAGCATCAAAGATACCCTCCACCAATATAACTCTGTTTTGAAAAGGTTTTACTTTTGCAGGGCAAAAGGGCATTTCTGCCCCATTGGGATAGATATAGTACTTATTTATTCCTATATCATTTATTGCTCTGCCG